ATGTCAACTCTTAGTCAATTTTCACCGCTCTTTACGGGCTATGCCCCAGCGGTAGTGAAACACATTGCGACCGGATGGTTTATTGAGTATTACGTAACCAATCCTTTCACCCAAACTTTAGAGCGTCGCAAGTTCCGGTTAAACAATCTGCGCAAGCGTTGTCGCACTGCAATGGAGTTCAAAGTGCAGGCGAACACTATCTGTAGCCAACTCAATGTGAAGCTGGCTAACGGATGGAATCCTTTTAACGAGGATGTCAAAACGGAGAACCCCGGCGCAGTACCTATTAAGATTGTTTACGAGCAGTATTTCCGTGACGTGGAAAAAGACCTCCGTCCTGATACCCTACGCGGTTATAAGGCATTCAGCCGTAGGCTTCTTGAGTGGTGTGACAAGAGAAGCCCGGATATGCTACTAAAGGACTTCTCGGATGTAATGGCTGTCCGCTATTTGGACGAGCAGCGCCAAAAGAACAATTGGGTAAATGCCACCTTTAACAATAACCTTGTGAGCGCCCAAGCATTCTTTACTTGGTGTGTGAAGAAGAAGTTCATCGAGAAGAACCCATTCTACGGCATTTCCAAGAAGAAAAAAGAAGCCAAGAAGCGTACCGTAATTAACGCAGACGCTCGTGCTATCATGCGTGAATGGTTTATGAATAATAACCCAGGTTATCTGCTCATCTGTGAACTGGTGTTCCAATCGCTGATCCGTCCGACCGAAATCAGCAAACTGCGCGTGAGTGACGTAGATTTGGAGCACAAGGTAATTCACTTGGATGGCAGTATAACCAAGACAAAGTACTCGCGTAAAGCCGTGTTGAGCGACGAACTGATTGAGATACTTGGACGTAACATCCAAGGAGCGAACCAAGATGATTACCTCATCAGTAACGGCTACCTGCCCGGCAAGGAGCCTATCAGTTCCCGCATGTATCGCAAGACGTGGGACAAAATGCGTAAGCAGTGCCACCTCCCGGACACCATGCAGCTCTACTCCCTCCGTGACACGGGTATTATCAGCCTGTTTGATAATGGAGCAGACGCAAATACTGTCAAGGGGGCAGCAGACCACCACAACCTCAACATTACGTCCATCTACTGTGATCACGTGGATGACAACCTTGTTGAGAAAGTCCGCAAGCACTCGGCTAAGTTCTAAGAGATTGGCGGTCGGGGATTAGTCCTCGACCAGCCAAAACTCTCCTTTCATCAACTCTGACATTCCATCTTCCGTGAAGGTAGCGGTTATCTTTTCACAGATATACCGCTGCCCATGGATGACGAAGAGCGAACGAACATTCGGAATATCTTTCGCAAGGAACTTGAACTTGTATTTCTTATTGGATGCTATGCGGTGCGTATTGGCATTTGATCCAAACAAGTTAGAGCGCAGGCGCATACTCAAGCCTGTCAGCTCAAAGTCCATCTCACGCGGGTACGTCAGCACATTGTCAATCACCGGAAACAATAACTTCCCGCGCATAGCATTATGGGTGCTACCCGTCCAGAAGCCCATATACAACTTGTCAAAGTACTCTACCGACCTTTCACTTTCGCCTGCCGATAACTTCTTATCGGCATAGTCCCATGGTATCGTATTATTGGCACCGTTCAGGTACTCGCCACATTCCAAGAAGAAGGCATTGCCTTTGAATTGACCATCAGCATATGCTTCATCGATCCATACCGGCACAATCTTCATCTCAATAGTCTCTGCATTCTCATCGACGATAGAGTCACCAAACATATTGACCGGCTCCAAGGTGTTCAGATAGCGGGTATTGCCGGACAAATTGGCAGGCTGATTAGGGTCAGCCAAATACGAGCCATAGTTGCGCAATACAAAGTAAGTATCTTCATTCCGGCAATAATAGAGAAAGCTTGGACTCCAGCCGTTGTACTCTTCCTGCACATAGTCCGCTGCGCCTCTCATCTCTATATAGAGACGCTGCGCCCCATTAACCTCTTTGTAGAATTTGCCATGATTATACGTTCCCAAGCTATAGGACAAAATAACGTCCTGCGTTTTCATCATGTCAACGAACCATTTGCAGGAATAGTATTTCCATTTCCGGTGGTTACACTCTGCAAATTTGAGGTTGACGTATTCCCTGTATTTACAAGAACCAGCATCCTCCACGGTTGAGGAGAACTCGTCCACGATGTTCGTTAACTCAACTGTACCAGCCGAAGCAATCGCTTCCGTCGAGAAGCGGAACGATATATGCTTCGTAACATGATCGATGTCGAACTCTCCATTGAGGAAATATTCCAATTGCTCAAACAGCTCTGTGAGCGTCCAGTGCGGCAAAGCCGTTGCCCAGTTGAAACACTTCCACGCATATGGGAGCGTATTGCATACGACAAGGTAGCGATATTGACTATCCATCAGCTTTGAGAAATCATACGAATAGCCGACCGCGTTGCAGATCTGCTCTAGGAGATAAATGAGATACGGCTGGAACGACAGTCCACGCGTATCGTAATACCACGACGTAGGCCAGTTGTCTGTATCGTTGGTGCGGTTCTGAAGGTTGCCGGTGGAGTTATTGACCCACGGCAAAGCAAGATAATTAAGCCCATTACTTATGCTATGCGCTATGTGCGAATTAGCAGGAAACGAGGACGGCGAAGTGTCCGGATAGCCAAGGCTCATTTCATTGATATAGATGATATCGAAATCGTCGGCATAGTTCGAGACGGACTTGCCTTCAAGGAACTGTGTCTTAACCTCAATATCGCTTATCTCCGTGATAGTGATAGAGCCGTGACGATAGAATAATCCATTCCTGATTTCACAGTCAAAAAGCAGTTTCTGCGCCACTACGTCCTTGCGGTTTATATGCCCGAAAATAGCTAAGTTTTCAGGACATCCGGCAAGAGGGAACGTAATCGACAAGGAATAACTGTCAGCACCGGAGAAATACCGATTTTCGCTAACGAAATCGAACGACGTGCCTTTCTTGAGCACGGCTAATTTATTGTCCACATATATCTCCATTATCTTCTTGATTTAGGGGTTTTGTTACGCATTAACTGTTCATACTCATCTTGGGCTTTCTTAATGCCCGTGTCACCGGTAACGGTGTTCACAGTCACAAACGGCTCATGCAACCGAACATTCATTTCGTTGACGGAGCGTGATAAGGCTTGCGACGCGGCAGCGACTGCAAGCAGTTCGCCATTAGAGGAAGCCTGTGCCATTCGTTGGGGAGCCGTGATAGACTGCGAAACATCCGAAGCAGACAAGCGCCCGATGGTGTTTGTACGCTGGGCATAATCGAGTGTTTCAATCATAGCCCGTGCTTGGGGATTGCGGAGCAAGTCTTGACTTGCTACCCATTCCCCTGCATGGACGATACCGGCAGGTTCGTCCTTGCGTCCGGGTTTGGTGAAGCCTCCTTCCATATAGCCCTGCGCCTCGGACGCCTGTTGTTGCTTCTTGATGGAAGCAATCTGAATAGCTCCAGCGGCTACAGCCATAGCAGCTGCTATAGGTGCCATGATGAAGCCGACCATCGGAATTGCAGCAGCCGAGGAGTAAGCAGAGATAGCAGACATGGCTGTTTGTGCCACGGCTTGCAGGACCTGCATGGCAAACATCTTCCTGTTTGCTTCCTGCTTAGCCTTACCTATCTCCGCTTGCTTCTGCTGCTCCAGAGCGACCTCTTGCGACTTATTTCCCTCCGCATACGAGATTTCCCGGTCATACTTCCTTTCTATTTGAGCCGTTTGGATATCCAACTCGGCTTGGATGATTTCCGACAAGCCGGAGAAGATGGCTCCCATCTGATTTACGATCGTTGAGAACGATTCGGTCATGGCTTTGCCTGCATCGGACTCCAGCCATGCGATGCTATCGTCAATGGCTCCCCGGAAGGACTTTTTAAGTTCCTTCGCTTCACGCTTGTTATACTTGCGTGCCAACTGATACTTAGCTTCGTAGAAAGCGCGCTCAACGCGTAACCTATCACGTTTACTGTCACCGGCAGCCTTCAGCATCTGCCTATATACCAACTCCAGGTTCTGCATGTCCCGTTGGTAGGACTCGTCGTCCGTAATGCGGAAGCCTTTGGTGAAATACGCTTGGCGCATTTTCTCTTGCGCTTGCCGGGCTTCCTGCAAGTGCTTCTGTTGGTATTTGAGCGATGTATCGTGATAGTGTTTCTCCGCGCGTAGCTTCTCTTTGGATCCGTCCTCATACAGACTTGCCACTTTGCGCAAGTGCTCCAATTCAGCCAACTCGATTGCATTCTGGTACTGACGAGCGGAGAGTTCTCCGTCCATATACCTCTGCTGAAGAATAGCCATCACTTCTTTATAAGCCACTTCCTCCTGCTGCACCGTCCCCTCAATGGCATTCTGACGCTGCTTCTTGAGCGCTTCCTGATACGAAGCTTCAATAGTCACTTCCTCGTTACCGACCAAGTCCTTATGCGCTAACTTCTTCCGATTGTATTCGACCTCAATCTCTAACATCCGGGCATTGTATTGCTCGTAGTCAGCCGTGCCTTTGGCATAGGCTATGCGATTGAGCGCCTGCTCGCGCTCGCGCCAATCATCTTCTGCTTGGAACTTGTTCTTACTATCCTTATCAGAACTACCTCCAACACCTCCGGCAGGTTGGTCGCCGGTTGAGCCACCGGTTGGCTTACCGCCAGATACTGGATCAGAGGTCTCAATCGTAGCCAGACCATCACCATAGATATCAAATATCTTCTTCTCGGTTTCCTCTATCTCTTTGAGTTCCTTATTTATCCCTTTCAATTTAGACTTAGCTCCGGCTAATTCCGCAGACGAAGATGCTTGCATACTTACGATAGCAGGCGCACCTCCGCCTTGGCTTGTGGAATAATTGAAGTTCCCGGATGCTGATGCCGCATTCCGTGAATTGGCTTCAGCTGCCTCTACTGCTTGCTGTGCATCTGCACGCTTGAGCGAAAGTTCTGCTTTTCGTTCGCCCAATTCCTTCAATTTTCCTCGTGCGCCCTCTATCTCATACTGCTTTGCGAGTGAAACGAGGTAAGCATCCAGCGCTGCCTTGTTAGCGCGATATTCACCTGTGGTTTCATCCAACTGCGCATTGTAGTTTGGGATAATCTGATTGAGTTGCTTGATTGCTTCTTTACGCTTATCGAGAGACAGTTTCTCATTCTCTGCCGTCTTTATAAGGATGTTCAGCCTTGCAGTTTCTTCACCTACCTGCCTTGCGGCTTCACTCCTAATATCGCTAATGGTACGTTCCGCAAGTGACACTTCACGTTGCTTCTTAATGAAGCCTGCCAAGGCGACACCTACACCTACAATGGCTGCAGCAAGCAGCCCCCAAGGGTTCATCATCATGGTTGCGTTCAGCAGCTTCATTGCTGCGTTTGCCCGGACGACGTTGCCGGTCATCCGGTTATAAGCGACGGACGCCGCAAGAACAGCCACCTTGTGCACATGCAGCGCAGCCGTTTTTATGGCTATAAATGCTGCGTGCAGCTTCTCCTTAATCAGTGCGAGATTGACTGCGACGGTATAAGTAGCAACAGCGGCAGCAAGGGAAAGAATAGCGGTTTTATGCTCCTTGATGAATTTCACCAACTGAAGCATTACGCGCATGGTAGCAGACGTAGTTGAAATGAAGTGCCGCATTACCGGCATCAGTTCCTGACCCAAGGAAATAGCCATCTCTTGAAAGCCTTTGCGAGCTTTGTCCAAACCTGCTTGAACAGTATTGTTCTGCACCTCAAACTCTTTGGTGACGGACGTTGCCTCATCAAAGGCTTTGGCAGCCTCCTGCTGCTCCCAGATAAGCATATCGACGTTACCCGCAAGTGCCGAAATGACCGCGGAAGCGCGAGCGCCGTTCTCACCCATGTCAGCAAACACGGGTGCAAGGACGGACATATCGCCTAACTCGTTCAAGCGGTTGAGTAACATCAATAGTCCCTCATTCGTCGAGCTTTTGAGGGCAGCGTTAAACTTTTCAAGATCCATGCCCGTCGCCGTGGCAATTTTCTCTGTGTTCTTGAAAAGGTTCATGATAAGTTTGGAGAGAGCCGTGGCTGACATTTCAACCTTCTGTCCTTGGGAATCAAGAACAGCGCCAAAGGCCATGACCTGAGGAACGGTCATACCGGCTTGTGCGCCAACACCTGCAAGTCGTTGGCCGAACTGAGCAAGGTATGAAGCTCCAGCCGTGCAGTTCTGCGACAACTCATTGATCACAGAGCCAACAGCGAGGAGCGACCGCTCCGTGCCGAGCCGTTCTTCATCCCCAAATATGGACGTTAGTTTAGAAAGTTGCAATGTCGCCCCATCTCCAAGCTCATCCAACGCTACATTGATTTGGTCAGCCGCCTTTACGAAGCCAAGAACGTCCTCCTCGGAAGATTTACCGAGGCGGCCTGCTTCTTGTGCAAGGCGATTGAGTTCCTCGCGCGGAGAGCGTGTGTCGATCTTCTTAAACTGTTCGTTTAGATGTTCGACCTGCTCAGCGGTCATGCCGGTGTACTTGCGGACAGATGCCATTTCCTGCTCCATTTCAGCATACATCTGCACAGCCTGCTTTCCTGCCATGACTGCGCCCGTCAGGGCAGCGACACCTCCGACGGCAACAGTCTGCCACTCTTGCCACTTACTATTGAACCGCTCCAAGAAGGTTTGCGACTTGGCGAGTTCTCCGTTAACGCGGGCAATCTCCTCCTTTACCAATCGTATCCTTTGCGCCTGTGCAGTCCATGCATCAGAGCCACGCTCCATATAGTCCAACTGTTTGTTGAGCGTCTGGAGCGTTTTCTGCAACTCCTTCGGGGTTGCCTTATCAAGACGACGGAGGACGTTATCGACCTGCATGGTGGATGACTCCATTTCCTTAATCTGACGATTGGTGTCCCGGAGTTCTTTCCGGAGTTTTTGCAGGGTGAGTTTGTCACCGGCTGCAGCTGCTTTGGCAATCTGCTCGGAGAGGTCAAGCGCATGCTTCTTCAGGTTGGCGAGCGTCTCGGCTGCCTGCTGTCCGTTTATCATTAGATTGACGGACGTGTTTGTTGCGTAATCTGACATAGTTTGTACTAAATTTTGTGCAAATGTACTATGAAGATACGAAACACGAAAAGACACCCCAAAAAGTGGCTTTCTGAACGGCGAGGAACAGCCTGTAAAATCAAGGGCTGACGGCACTTTTTACATGGAAATTCGTACCTCGTTGTTCCAAAATTTCGCTGATTGAAATCGTAACTCGTTGCAATTCAGCAGTTTCAGGGGTTCGGGGATGTGCCCCGAGTTTGCTATTAGGTAGCCCCAACCGCCCTGCTATTAGGTTGCTTCGGCTCGTCTCTTTCGTACCGCTATATGCGGAGTCTGCCTGCGAAAGTCAAGCCGCGAAAGTCTCTTCTAAAATCGTGACCGAAAGTCTGCCGCGCGCTCAAAGTGGACGAGTCTCCACCGCGCGACTGACCGCCGCAAGTCTCCTACATGACTAAAGGGCGCAAGTCTCCATGTCATCGGAAAGGCTGCAAGTCCATGTGTGAAAGTCCAAGTGCGGAGGTCTCACCCAAATCTGCGAGGGCGCAAGTCTCTCACGGACGAGAAGCGAGGGGGCTGCTATGTAATCGGGAAAGGTCGAAAGTCTGCTATTTTCGGAAAGGCTAATAGTCTCCCGCGTACATTATGCGCACGCAAGATCCCGCGCGCGAAAGGCTTGCAAGTCTATCACGGCTGACGAAAGCCGAAAGTCTCCACCTATCGCGCAAGGCTATGAGGTCACACATGAGGGCGCAAGGCTTGCAAGTCTATCACGGCTGACGAAAGCCGAAAGTCTGCTACCTATCGCGCGAGCCTATGAGGTCACACATGAGCGCGCGAGCCTTGTGAGTCTCCTACGGCTGACACCTGCCGAAAGTCTCTACCTATCGCGCAAGGTTATGAGGTCACGCATGAGGGCGCAAGCCTTGTGAGTCTCTAACGGCTGACGAAAGGCGAAAGTCTGCTACCTATCGCGCAAGGCTATGAGGTCACGCATGAGGGCGCAAGGCTATAGGGTCTGCTATGGGTTCGGGAGGTCGGAAGTCTCTCTTGAGCGCATGGGGATGAGGTCGTGCGCGAGCGCGCGCAAACCTTTGGGAGTCGGCTTGTAGCAAGGGAAGAGGTGAAGTCTGCTACGGCATTTTATGCCCTTTTTGTTCGAGAAAATACACAATTTTGATTGTGCGGTAACGATTTTCACGCAAAAACACTAAAAATTCGTGAAAAAAGTAAAAAAAATTTGGTCATGTCAAAAAAAAGTTGTACCTTTGCACCCGCTTTTGAAAAAGAGCAGCATGGTGGTTTTAGCTCAGTTGGTAGAGCATCGGATTGTGGTTCCGAGTGTCAAGGGTTCGAGCCCCTTATTCCACCCGCTTGAAAATCAGCACTTTACGTGCTGATTTTTCTTTTTTCTGTCCCGAAAATGTCCCGAATGTGCGGTAGAAAGCAATACGCACGTGCATAAGCGCTCGCCTATGCACATGCGTACGTGTTTTATAAGGAAAGGTATAGCTCAGATGATATGCTTCTTATGCAGCCATAAGTAGCCGAAAATAGCACCTATGATGAGGAGTGTAATACCCAATCCCAGCACAATGAACACCGCCGTTAGGTTTGGTGGTTCAGCGCCACCGATGACCTCTTTAGAGTCATCAGTGGATGTGTGGGACTGGGAATTGCTCCGCGTGCTATCGGCCACGTTGGTCTGCTGACGCACATCCGAGCCATGCCTTTCCTCTTTGTTGATGCGAGGCGCGTGTATGGTAATGCGCTTCTTGGGTTGTGGCTTTGCCGTCATCGGCGAAGCTTGATCCGAAGGTGCGACGGGGTTGAGCGAGTCAGCGACCGGCGCAGGCGCATCACCATACAGCTCTATGGTTATACTATCCGCAGAAGCGGAGAGCGTTGAGATAAGACTATCCAGCCTTTGGGTGGTAGTCTGTTCATGGTGCGTGGACTGGGTGTCTTGCTCGGCATCAACGACAGACACTGTGTGTCTGGTTGTGTGGCAAGCACAAAGCAGGACGCAAGCCATGAGTATCAATGCGCGGAGGTTTTTGCAGATAGTTCTCATAGGGCAGCGTACTCGTTAGTGGCATCAAAACACGGGCATGCTTTCTGAGCAAAATCTCGGTGTCCGTGGATAGATGCGGATGGATACTTTTGTTTGAGCTCGGTTAGTAAACCAAGCAAGGCGGCTCGTTGGGGTTCGGTTCGCGTGTCGGCTGGCTTGCCGCTTGCGTCGAGCCCGCCGCAGTACGCGATACCTATTGATTTCGCGTTGTGCCCAAGGCAGTGTGCACCGGGTGTGGCCTCCGGTCTGCCGGGGAACACATTCCCTGCCTGATCAACGAGGTAATGATACCCAATCGTAGCGAAGCCGCGTTGCTTGTGCCAGCGCGTGACATCAGCAACCGTGACCTTCTGCGAAGCGCGTGTTGCTGTGCAGTGGATGATGATTTCATTGATTGTTCTCATCTTCCCTCCCTTCTGCGGTGTCCGCGTTTTCGGTATGCGCATGGCGCTTACCGGAGATGGTGACTTTGGTTTTGCCGTGCTCAAACTTGGTCTCGAACCCTCGTATGACGGCATCCCATCCAAAGAAGATGGCTACGAGGACGATCATCAAGCCGATACCTTGGATAATGGAAGGATGCACCTCGCCCGGAGGCGGGATAATAATACCGGCAATGAAGGTGGCTGCTGCCACGATAGCGAGGGCGATTGCGACCCACGCTTGGGGTGTTAAGGCTTTGATTTTTGACATGATATTATAAAGTTTTAAGGGTTGGTTTAGGCGTGTCTTTTGAGATTTCGACTATTTTATGTACTTTTGCAGCGGATTACGGAGAGCCCCGTTGCTTCGTGCGACAAAGGACCTCGGCCCCTGCTCTCTGGGATCTGCATCCAGTCTTGAGCGTGCCCCGCTCTGCGAGGCCCCTGTGCTCACCGGCGGGAGTGTAAGGAGGAAGCGCGTGCCTGCAGCAATGCAGCCCCCCGTGCTCCTCTCTTGTTTTATCGGCTGAATGCCCAAGTATAGATATCATCTTTTTTCCTCTGTCCTCGAATAAAGAACGGTGCCAGGTTCGATATGAGGCTGCCGACAGTAACGGCGGCTTGTTCGTCCGTTACCTTTTGGGCAAAGCCGATTGCGAACGGCAGGCGTACCATTCGGTATCCGTTGCGATTGCTCCGGCTAATCGAGCAGCACCCCCAAGTAATGCCGCGATTCGTTTCTACATCGGCATTGGTGCGGACAAAGGTATCGGCAGTAAAGCGATAGTCATCGCCGGATAAATTGTAGGTGTTGATCACCTTGTAATTCCGTTTGACGAGACCTCCTGTGCCTATCTGAAGGGTGTGCTGCTTGCCGTTCGCGAACCAGCCTTTCTTTTTCGGGCCGTACTTCAAGTTAGAGCCTTGGATGTTCCAGCGGTTTTTCTTTTTGATGTAGCGGAACAGAATAGGCTCTAAACCGAGCGCCTTGTAGTACTCGAAATTACGAAGGTACAGCAAGCCATTGCGCACTTCGCAATAGAGCAAAGGCGCGTCGGAGGCTTCGATGGTGGTATCGCCTTGCGGGGTAGTCGAAGCCGAATTATTGTTCAACTCCGTAAGAATGTTCGCCAACATGTTTGGCGTGATCGAGTTTGCGGCGGTCTGCATTCGCAAGTTCTCGATGAGGGATTGGATTTGCGTCTTATTCATAGTATTACAGTTTATTGATTCGTTCAAACATGTCCGCCATGATACCTTGGAACTCACGACCAAGGTTCTCTCCGAAGAAATCGCGGAGGTTGAGGACGGAGGAGTAGTATTTTTTTGAGAACCAAGGTCGGCGCTGGCGCACCTTTGTTCGACCTATATCTCCCTTGTTTCCGCGAGGTGTTTCGCGTCCTGTTCCGAAGTCCTGCCAAAGGCCGTATTCGAGGAACTGTTCAGAGATGGTAAGTTCGACAAATCGCCCGTCAGCCTGTATAGGTATTGTGCAAGGCGATTGGAGCAATCTGCCCGTATCAATGACGTCCAGTAAAGTGATACGCTCCTGCCAGATTTTTATCATCGTATCGTTCCAGGCGCGAACGTATTGCTCGCGTTCGGATTGGGCTTGCTCTTGTGTGGGTGCAACTTCAATCATACGTACTCCTCCGAATATGGTTCGGTAAAGATGCCATCATCAAGGCTAAAATCGTTCAGCGTTAAGCGCTTGTCGGCAAATTTCCACTTGAAATTAACTTGATTGTTACTTCCCGGCGCATCGGTTATTTGGTGCTCATAGTCGGCTATGAGCACGAGCGGATTCGTGCCATTGATCTTCTGCGCAAGTTGTATCTTGGGCGAGGTGAAGAACTGCTCCAGCCAGCGTGCTTGCATGAGGAGCAGATCTCCTGTTTGTGTTTGGTAGGTATGCGTGTGTTCAACGTCGTAGTAAGCGAGTTGGTGCTCGATGACCGCTTCGGAGAAGTCGGTTTCCAACTCGGTTACGGTTTCGGAGAAGAAAGTAACTGCTTCCTTGCAGTTGAACGCATTCCAGAAATAGAAACTCCGCGTAGAAGGTGTGCGCTGTATGAAGAAATGGCAGCGGCGGGATTCAATCTCATAGGAGAACTGAAGTAGCTTTACATCCATGTGTAAAGCGTCCGACAGTTCTTCCTCGATTGTAGCCGGATTGACGGTAACTGTCTTCATTCCGGCGAGCGGTGCGTTGATGCTCTCGGTGTAGCCGGTTGACTTCGTAGTGCCGTCCGGCAGTTGATACATGGCGGACACTCTGACGGAGTGGCGACCCTTGCCAAAATATCCGGCAAGGGGCTGCGGGCAGTTAAGCGATACGACACGGCTTGTGGCGGTGGTAAAGAAGTTCTCTTCCACAAACACTTCCGCAGGCTTTGAGATGCAATGGAAATGGCAATAGACGGCGTGGAAAGTAGCCGTGACGGGCTCATCCCCATCATCAGCCGTGATGTTCACGGTCTGGTACGAATAGCCTTGCTGAACGAAGTACGCTTCAATGATAGAAAGGATATCGCGCACCGTAACTTTGCCGTTGGAGGCATAGTAGGTGCTTTTGAAGATTTGCTTTCCCTTCACCTTGAGAGTGAAGACAAGCGAAGCTCGGTCGGTATCAATACCGATATTGGGGATGTCGCACGTGTAGTACGTGGACTGCAGCTCTGTAGTAATAGATAAAGCCATACCTTTGTATTTTTGTGCAAAGATATGGCTTTGGCTTCAATTATCAAAAGACACGAAAAAAGGGAGCGTAGATAGTGAACTATTTTGAGGTGTCAAACAAAAAACAGATATCTCTACGCTCCCTCGAATCTACGCCGATAGATTCACGTGGCTTTGAGGGTGATGATATCGCGCAGGTCTGTCGTATAGAGCGGACTCTTGTGCTCGGTTTTATATACCGGCTTCTCGGAGGTCATTTGAGAGCCGTAGATGATAGCGCGCTTGCCTTGGCGGTCCTCTATCTGATCAAGGACGCGCTGAAGGCGTTTGTCCTTGTCCCTGTCTTTGACATCGAACATGTCAGGTACTACAGCCGCTTCGGGAATTATCTTGAGCAACACGACACCGGCTTTCTTGTAAAGAATGCCCGGACGAAACGAACGCCGGAACGCTCCCAAAGCGTAGGCGATCAATTCCTGATTGTTTGCCGTAGCGACGGGAAGCGTTACCAGTTCGGAGAGGTAGTGTTGCTCTACATCCGTTCTGAAGGGTGAAGTGTGGGCATAGACATACAGCTGCTGCGCAACGGACTTTTGGGTGCGCAGTTGGCGGGCACAGTGCGCGCAGAAATTTGCTATCTGTTCTTCCAATAGAGATTGTTCGGTGATGGCTGTTGCGAACGTGCGAGACGTGGTTATACTTTGCTTCATGGGCAACTCCGTAATATCTATTACGTCTTGACCACGAAGCTCCTGCCACGTGAGCAGTCCGGGTTTATTGAGCAGGCCACGAGCAAAGGTAGCGGGCTTCTCGGTAAACTGCAAGGCGGTGGTAACACCCGCTGCCGTCAATTTCGCCTTTGCTCGTCTGCCAATGCCCCAGACATCACCAATCTCGAACTGTGAGAGTGCCTTGATGCGCTGCTCTTTCGTGCGTATCTCGCACACCCCGTGATAACCTGGATATTTCTTGGCATACTTGGATGCCACTTTCGCCAGCGTTTTAGAAGTAGCGATGCCGATTGAGATGGGTATGCCGACGCCCTTGCGGATGTCACGAACCAGCTGCTCGCAATAGGCTTTCTGTTCCTCCACCGGCACATGATCGATATTGATGAAGCTCTCATCAATGGAGTACTGCTCAAAGCGTGTGGTATGCTCGCGGAGGATGGACATTACCCGGTCCGATAAATCGCCATAGAGGGAGAAATTGGAGGAGAAACATACAACGCCCTCTTTCTCCACCAGTGCCTTGATTTGGTAGAGCGGTGCGCCCATTGGGATGCCGAGTGCTTTGGCTTCGTTGGAACGTGAGACAACGCAGCCGTCGTTACCGGAAAGGACGACGACAGGCTTTCCCTCCAAATCAGGACGGAAAACGCGTTCGCACGAGACGAAGAAATTATTGCAGTCGGCTAAAGCGAACATCAGAGACGCGTTTTGTGGATGGCGTAAGTAACTACACCCCAAACGGAAAACTCATTGTTCTTATCGACGCGTATGGGCCGGAAATCGGGATTGTGCGGTATGAGCCAGGCGCATTGGCCACTCTCATCCAGTTTGAATTCCTTGAGAGTGTATTCCCCGTCGATATAAGCGACGATAAAATCCCCGTTCTTAGGTTCGAGGCTACGATCAACGACCACGATATCACCATCGAGGATGCCTGCATCACGCATGGAGTCGCCTTCCACGTGGGCGTAGAACGTAGTTTCCGGATGGGGTGTCATTTCGCGCGCAAGGTTTATGCGCTCGCCTGCATGGTCGGCAGCGGGCGAAGGAAATCCGGCATGGATGGACTCCGCAAATTCAAGAGCAAGTTCGGCTTGCTCGGAGTCTGTAATATCAATTAGTTTTGCCATTAGTCAAGTTTTATAGCATGACGCAAATGCGCCCAGCCTCTTTAGTGAAGATGGAAGGATAACGGCAGATGCAGGCATAGACCTGTGCGGATGTCACGGGCTTGCCGTCCTTACGTACATGCCAGGCATTGCGGTTGATAGCGGCGGCTATCTGGTCAGTCGTCTTTCCATGACCATCCGACATGATGGCGTACGTTATCGCTTCCTCTAACTTCATCAGTCAATCATCTTAATCAGTTTGGCGGGATTGCCGCCGACGATGGCGTTAGCTGGCACATCTTTGGTAACAACCGCTGCAGCTGCTACGACTGCATTCTCGCCGACCGTCACTCCCGGCAGGATAGTAGCACCTGCGCCAATCCACGCGTTCTTACAGATACGAACTGGCTTGCAAATCAAGATCTGACGGTCGTGGAGGTCGTGATTGTTGCTGATAAGCTGCACGTTCGCGGCAATCATCGCGCCGTCCTCAATGGTGATTCCGCCGCGCGACATCATCAGACAATCCGGCATAATCATGACGTTTTTGCCGATGTGTACCATGTCAAAGCACACACCTTTGAGAGGCGGTTGAACCATACTGCCTTCACCGAGGTTGTCTCCGAACAACGCTTTGGCAGCCTCTTGCTTTTCAGCAGAATAAGGCATACAATTATTAAAACGATGCAACAAAGCGCCTTGTTGCATATACTTTGCCTGTTCCTCCGGCGTTGTCAATCGCATATCAACTCTAAATTCTTCCATAATGTTACATCCTTTAGTCAATCACTACGGCTGTGCCGGAGATGGAAATCATGATCATGCTGTTGGCTTGTCCCATCGTCTCATAGCCAAAGCTAACACCCACGATAGCATTGGCGCCCAGTTTCTCGGCGCGCTCGCGCATTTCTTTCTGCGCTGTCTCGCGTCCTTCGAGCATAGCCTTTTCGTAACTGTCGGTACGTCCTCCGAAGAAATCACGAAGCGACGCGCCAAAGTCCTTCAGGAAATTCATACCGAAGATAACCTCTCCGGAAACAAGACCTTTGTACTCCTTAATGGTGTGACCCTCAATGGTGGGTGTAGTGGTAACTATCATAGTCATTAAAATTCAAATCGTTCCAACTTCATTTGTCCGCAAGCCTCTATCTCGGCTACGTATTTCTTGAACTCCGGCGTTGCGGAGTGAAGGTCGAGCGAAGCTTGATCCTTCCAAGTTTCGCAAATCATAAACACGTCAGAGCGGGTCGCGCTCTGGAATACATCATAAGCGATGCACCCGGCATGGGAGCGGGATTTCTCTGTCAAAGCTACTGCAGCACGCAGAGCGTCCTTGTACTGGTCACCATCGGTGGCCTGAAAAAAGCAATTTAAGCGTATCATATTACTTGGTATATTTAGCGTGTAGATTGGCGATAATGCCAGCGAATCTGTCGCGGAGAGGTTGCGGCGAAAGTACTTCGGCTTCGTCGCCACGTCCTAAAATCTCCTGCATAAACTCAAAGTTCGGTGCAAGATGGAACTGGAAATCGGAGTACTCCGGAGTAGTGTTGATTTCCTTCTGCGACTTGTGGAGCGGAAGTGTGCGCAAGTACGAAACGCCCTTGCGTGCGACGCGTACGACTATATCTTGCACCTCTTCAGCTGTTCCCTTGGTCATGCCGATACAATCGGCAAAGTATTTCTTCACGTCGAAGCCTTCAGGAACCTCATAGGTGGAATTGGTGGTTGAGACTTGCATGAAGCGGTCAAAAGCGTACGTGCGTATCTCGCCCGGATGATCCGAGCTTTCACCAATGGCGTACCAGCGCTGCTTGTAGATTCGGACAGCGTACGGTGCGAAGATAAACTCACGAGGTTCATGGGAGAAACTACCGTAGCGAATGATAAGCCGGTAGCAGTTCTGCATGGCGTCCACGACAGTTTGCAGGTACTGCACTCCTCCGGGGATGGTTTCGTACATGATCCGTCCGTGCATGTTTGCGTAGTCCTCCAACGAACTCTCTACCGCAAGGCTATTGAGAAGCCACTTGCGGAACTCTTCATTCTCCTTGAAAGACTGCTCGATATAGAACTCACCTTTCTCGTTGGTGGCTATGCTCACGTCGAACAAATCCTCCAACTCATTCTTCATGTGGTAGAAAGTACTGCGAGCAAGAGCCTTCTTGTCGTCGTTCATGGGCGAACTCAACCACCTCCTACTAATCTCCTGTCTGGAGATTGGTCCGGACTGAAAGGCTCGCAAGAACCAAAAGTATTTCTTGAGTAATTTACCGCTGGTCATGGCAATGCAATGTTATTTCTTGCGTGCAAGAATGATTTTGTTACCTTCAGCACTCAGACTTAACACGTGAGCGGCAATGCGCTTGCACAACTCAATAACCGTTGGAATGGCATTGCGTTTAACTTTGCCACCGCGCCAGTTCTCCGGATCACGGCAGTACTCCGCAAGGTCGAAGAACTCGTTCTTCTTCAGTCTTTTTGCAGCGCGAAGGTCGCGAAGCATCCAGTCGTAACAGAATAGATGGGTATCGTCTTTGGTTACCAACCAAATAGCGCCCCTCTCTTCGTGCATCCACATTGTGCCTAAAGAAACCCCGCATATACGCAAGAAGCAATCAAAATCCATCGTCAATTGTTCAGCTTTCTTCAATTCTTCGAAAGGCGCAACAATGTCATCCGGATTGATAATAGGAGTGGTAAACATATCTGCATACGCTACCCAATCATCACCAATGATACGGGCAATTTGCGCAGCCACCTCCTGAACATAGCGCATAGAACGGCTTATGCCTCTGCGTGTAGCATCATTGCTAATGTCGTACAACTCTTTGATTTGTTCGTGATTCCTTCGCACTCCGCATATTCCCATGTAGTCGCGAGCAACCATGAAAGAAAATCTTTCGGTATGCTCAAAGACTTTCGTAAAGATGTAGAACATGGGATAATGTCCCTTCTCGTCATGATAATCGAGGATGAAGTTTATCTCATCATCCGTCAACTCATCAATATTCCGATGCAGATTGTAAGACATCTTTTCGCGAGGAGAAAGTTCCTTATAGGCTTCTGCTGGATGTTCTTTCTCGAACTTATCGAAAAATGAACGAATCTCTGCTTTAGTTTTCACGCCAATGCCATAGAAACGGCGACCGGTAAAGTCGTTATCAATTACCTCCTTCAACTGCGCGGGAGTTTCACACATTCCGTGTATTGCAATCTTCGCCCGCATACTCAAACCGCTATCCCAGATAGCATCTTGAAACGCGTCAATCCGTTCCGGAGTATCGACATACCCCTGTTTATTCTCTTCCATATCCTTGTTAAATTATATCAATTTACCAATATCGTCTTCGTCTGCGATAGAAACGTCTGCTCCAACGCCTCTCGTCATTTATATCCTCGTAGTCCGTGCGCAAGTCCTTGACATTGAAATCGCACTTTGGATAGTTGCTACATCCGTAGAATTGTCCATACATTCCCTCACGAAGGACTAACTGTCCGCCACATCGAGGGCAAATGCCGGATTCTATCTTTGCCCGTCTCTCGTATTTGGCAGCATTTGCTGCCTGATTATGCTGCTTGCGTAGTTCCGGATCTGTGATGTTCTTCTCTAAAAGCAAGTTCGCCTTGATTTGCAACTGCTCCTGCGTATAGTTCGGTTCTGCAGAACGCAAGCGCATAATGGTCGGAACCAACTCGTCAATATAAATCACTTCGCCCTCATCGTGATAGATATCAAAGTCCGTAGCATTGGCAAAAACAACAATGTTGTGTATTGGCACGTTCGCTTGCACACTTGCATGGTAACGTACAGCTGTTATGTGTGCCTTGTTTTGCCGGAGCGCATTACCAGTCTTGTACATAAAGCCGTTAATATTCTGCTCCCAATGCTCTGACTTCTCGTTACCAACCAGACGGCCGGTGTAGTTCTTCGTCTCAATGACGTACACACCGTAACGCGATAACACTACGTGATCAATCTGGGTCGTGCCATAACTTGTTGGTAGCATCAAGTCGTTAAGCACTATATACTCGTCCTTTGGTAACTTTGCCAGTTCTTTTGCCACCCTGCTTTCCGTCCAATCTCCTCTTCGACTTGCATATGTTCGTCTGCTCCAAACGCCAAAAGCAATTAGAGCAACAAAAAATAGCGTTGTGAGGATAATGAAGGACATTAGAGCTGCAGACTATCTATCATTTGGTCAATTCCTGATACCTCTCAAATAACTTTGCCACACACTCCGATTCAGAAATCTTGCCAGGTGTGAAACCGTAGGCAAGCATGACGGCACGGTCGTTCTCTTGGTGGGCACGACGGAGTTCCGGCGGCATCGTTACCTCATCGTAAAGATCCGCCAAAGAGCAATCCGGATATTTGGCACGAGCATCCAAGATCGCTTGTGCTGTAGCTTCGATACGGGCTTTTTGTTCCTCTGTCGGCTGACACCACGGGAAGTTGTTATAGACTACGCTTCCTGAGTAGCGGTAGTCGGATTTTAGACGGCCACAAACAACACGCATCCATGCCATGTGGACGTTAGAGGTAAGCACACCGAAATGGTAGAGGGTAGCATCGGGGATTATAGAAAGAGAATCCGCGGCGATTATCTCGGGAGGCATAAAACCAATTGGAATATACCGACGACGTTCAGAACTAACACGCGGGATTACCATGTAAGTACTTTCCGTTTGAGGCATAGAAAAGAAAAGCGCCGGTTTATTGGCTGCTTGCCTTGTCGGAGCAGCGGTACTGGCAGCACGCATTTCTCGCACAGCCTCTAAGCGCTGGTAAATGTCTTTGTTTTTGACATAAACACTTAATGGAATATTTCTCAACCACAAACAATAACGGATCTCATTATTGTTGAGATAATCTTTTGCTCCGACATACCTGCGTATGCAACATTCTATGCTTGGATCATTCTTTATAAAGGCTGCCCGCTCTTCTTCCGATAAAATAAGGTTACCTCCATCTGAAGGTTGATTTCCTTTTGTTAATTTTGGGACATTACATATCGGAGTAGAACGGCTTTCTATAAAGACATCCGGCGCGTCAATGAGATAGGGGTTGATATTGGAGGCAGGGATGGTTTGTAAGTTGGAGAGGTAGAGGCGCTTGGCGTTATTTCCCGAAATAGAAAAGCCTATTATTACGCAATGCACGTGCGCCTTGATGTCCGCTTCTGAATCCCAACGGAAAGTACGATAAGCAAAATCAATATGTATTCCGTAGCGGTCAAAAAGAGGTTGCCAAAGAGCCGCCACTTGTTCGCCTTGCGTAATAGAATTGGTAGATACAAGGGCTGCTTTGATATGTGAATTTTGGCTCATCATCTTTGCTGCCAGATGGTACCAAGCACCCACAAAGTCGATACTATTAGATAACTTCACTTTTCCAAAGATAGCCACAGCCTCTTCTTTTTGTTCGGTAGACATCATACTTGCTCCTACAAACGGCGGATTACCCATGATATAGTTGAGTTTGTCCGGTGCAATGACCTCGCTCCAGTCTATGCGTAACGCATTTCCTTCGTGGATGTAAGCGTTGGTTTTGAGCGGTAGGAAGTCAATGGGTCGTCCGGCTATAGCCGAGGTCTCTTTGAGGGTTTGGCTCTCGGCAATCCATAGGGCAGTTTTGGCTACCGTACATGCAAAATCGTTGATCTCAATGCCGTAGAACTGAGAGATATTGACCTTGATGAGAATATCGAACGTGAGGATGTTCTCACCGCCGAACATGGCTTGTATCACTTTGTTCTCCAGACGGCGAAGCGAAAGGAATGTTTCCGTAAGGAAGTTACCGGATCCGCAGGCAGGGTCGAAGAACGTGAGGGAAGCCAGTTTGTCTTGGAAAGCAGCGAGGGCTTGTTTTCTCGGAGCTGCTTGTTTCATCTCCTGAATCTTGCCGAACTCGTCTTTGAGATCGTCCAAGAAAAGCGGATCAATGACCTTGTGGATATTCTCGATAGAGGTGTAGTGCATTCCGCCGCTACGGCGCGTCTCGGGGTTGAGGGTTGATTCAAAGACGGCTCCGAAGATAGTGGGCGAGATCTCAGACCAATCGAAATCGGCTGACGCATCTTCCAAAATGAGGTGATTGAGTTCGTCGGTGAACTGCGGAATCTCAATCGTCTTATCCGAGAACAAACCGCCATTGACGTACGGGAATGCTCCCAAATCGTCCTCCAGATATTTATCGCGCTCGGCAAGGGGTGTATCCAGTACCTCGAAAAGATCCACCAAAGCGCGGCGTAGTTTCTGCGAAGGATAAGCATTGAGGTAGTCATGGAAAGCTGTACGGCTGTTGAACAGTCCGGCATCCTCGGCGTAGAGACAGAAAACCAAGCGGACGCAGAGAATATTCAGCGAACGGAGTGTTTCGGGGTCATCTGCTCCGTACTGCTCTAATAACTTATCATAGATAATACCGACCAAATTACCAGCTTTGACAGAAACCTCCATCTCGCGCTTCAGATGCTCATTGCCCTCGTCCACGAGGAACTGCAAGCGATAATACTCTTTTTCGAGATCTTTCAATTGAATCTTCTGCGGTTCTCCGTTGGGCTGTTCCATGTCATAAACCCAGAACTCCGCGAAATTACAGGTTACAATCCAACGAGGGCGTTGGCTGTACGGTAGTTCGGCAGCATAGCGTTTGGCTTGCTGGAACGGATTGAGCACAGATCCGTCGGATTGTTTGATACCTTCGGCGAGGTTCTTGCCGAGCGATTTCTGCTCAATCATCACTTTGGTGGTCGGGATAAATCCGTCGATGAAAGAGGTATGGTCTAATTTGACTTGCTGCTCAAAAAGCAAGAATGAATCGACATGTTCAATACCGAATACCTCTGTAAGCAAAGTAGTCCAAAACTTTTGACTCTCGCCTTTCTCATATCCTTTACCTTTCCATCGATCAGCAAATTCTTTTGCTGCTTTTTGCTGTTGTACAGGAACCATATTTTCAATTTAATATCATTTGTGGAGTATAGCGGACTCGAACCGCTCACCTCGACACTGCCAGTGTCGCGCTCTAGCCAGATGAGCTAATACCCCGTCAGCCCCGAAGGGCTATTGCCTATATGAACCTTTCGGCTGTTCCTTACGTGAACTTTCCGAGTTCTTATGTGAACCTTTTTCGCCCTTATGTGAACTTTCTATGTGAACCTATTTGGGGACTATTCAATTATTACCCAATGCCCGGCACTGGTGTTACCCTCGCGAATTAAAACACCCTTCTTTTGCAAGTCAGCAAGATCGCGCCATATTGTGCGAGGAACTACTGACAAAACTTCTGACATTTGGTCTCCAGTAATAAATGTATTTTTCTTGATTAGTCCAAGTATATCCTGTTGTCTTTTAGTTAGTTGCACTTCTGACAAACTTCTGACAGAACTTCTGACATCACTACCCACAGAACTACTGACACGGGTCATCTTGATAAAGTTGGTTCGCTCGATTGTCACTTGAACTCCACCACAGAAATTCACCACTTTGGGCATCGGAATACCTGCCTCCTCAAAGCCGCTGCGTATCTTTTGGTAACCTCGACCCCACGTATCAATGAAACCGGCTTTGAAGAAGACATTCGCAATCTTTGGGTTGCGTGGTCTGGATGCATGCCGCGCGAACAGAGTTTCTTGGTTGTATCCGTCCGGCAACTCTCCATCGTTCCAAATTTCAATACTGTCATCATAGATATGCATCTGGATGTCCGGGCCTGTATAATCCTTATGCGCGATAGCATTATAAAGAATCTCTCGTAATGCCTCCTTGGGCATTTCAAGTTTTTCGTATCGCTGTAGTCCTTCAAAACGAACCGGCGAAATCAGGTACTTGGCTTTAAGCGCATCCATTATGCGGTCGGCCATTTGGATGAGATTCCCTTCGATGACATCTTGGAACATCAGGTCGGCTTCGTCGATACCGAAACGACCTATTTTGAACACAGCACTCGGATAATATTGTTGAGGTTTTTTTCCAAATAGCAGGACGGCTGCATTAGTCAACCCACCACTCTCGTCCACCAAACCAAGGCTCGTTAGTACTTCTTCTGTCGATGCTTTGCGGAGATCATCCGGAACACGCTCGGCTTCAATTCCTTTATCGATAAAATAATCAATAGCCTCGCGGTCAATATCCTTGAGCGAAGCACGATCATTAATCACCTCGTCCCACGAGCGCCCCATTTTCTTAAGGATAAAATTTTGCAACGCGACTCCATTCAACTCCTGCAAGGTACTACCGGAACGTACGTAGTATTTGCCTTTGTAGCTAATGGGTACGTTGCTGGGAGAAACGGCTATCTCAATATAGTCCTTGCCTTCTTTGCTTAGGACATTCACGTCAGCCACGATACCAAGGAAAGAAACTACTTTGTTCGGTATATCTTCAGACAGTTTGTGAGCGTTTTCTATATCGCATACCTCGCCTTTGTCGTTCACACCGATATAGAGTTTGCCGCCTTGTGCATTGGCAAAGCCGCATAGCCATTTGACATACTCATCACGCCAGGACTCTTTGTACTCTACGTTTTGATTCTCGTTATTCATTGTTGAGATAATTTTCATAAAAAAGTGCGGACTGCCGCCGTTCACGACGAGGCCATGTTTTGGGAACCGCCTATCAAGGTACGACAAACAGCCCACACCGGAGGTGCGAGTAGTCTGCATCGCGTACCTTGGTCTTCAGGGTTCCCGTTCCGTCGTGACCGGTTAGCAAACTGCAACTAATTTTCTATGTCAATGTTCTTCAGTGTACGTCTCTAATTGGCTCGCGCGCCAATCTGGTACCTCCGAAAAAGCGTGCAAAATTACGAAAAAAATTCCACATATGCAAGAAAAACAGCAACTTTTCGCGCTTTTAGACGCAATTTGTGCGGTAATTCCTACTTTTTTGAAGAAAAAGTAACCTCACACCCCCTTAATTCGTGTCAATCACCATGCTCATCTACCTTGGCTTCAAAGTATTGAAGCCGCCGCTTTAGCTGCTCAATGGTTTGACACTTGAGGCGATCGGATGCCTCCAACTTCCGAATCCGCTTCGCTAACCGGCGCTTGTGCCGGGCAAGGGTTTTCGGACTGAGGTAGGCCTTACTCTTCTTCGAGCCTGCCCGATTTTTTTTGTAACTTCATGCGATTTCGCACTGGGGTCTGGTTTTCGTGGCGATGAGCATGCGCGCACTATGCGAGTCAAGAAATCGCCATCTGCCAAATCCGGTGCAAAGTTACAAAACAAGTGTCCAATTACTTTGGACAGTTTTAGAAAAAATGCAAAAAATCTTCATTTTTTCACGAAATTGGGCAAAATTGGCTCAAAAATTACCCGATTCCGGAGTAATTTACGCTCGAAATGACCTCTTGAGGGAACTTTTCGCAGCCAATATACAGGGTATCAAAAGCGTCCGTGCCGTCGGTACGGTGTTCGAGGAGGTCTTCCTCGGACTCGGCAAGCTTCTCTCCGGATTTGTTTTTGTGGAAGCCGTTGCGCCCGTTCAGTACTCCGGCAGACTGAATGGCGAGGATAAGATCATCGTTATTCTGACGATTGAAAAACGGCATCAGTCGTTGCTTGCCTTGGAAAGCCTGGTTGATGAGCAGGTACTTCTCATCGTGGCGCATGGGGTTGCCCAAATAGACATCCTGGACTTGCCAGCCGTGACGTTCAAACTCGTGGATGACTACCCACCGGAAATCCTGTGTATTCACGGCATAGTTGCTTCCGAGCGCAGTTGTATCGTAGTAGAAAACGACCGTTTTATTACGATGCTCTGCATAGTAATTGCAGAAGTCATCGACCAGCGCGGGAAGCTTTCTCTCGAACTTGACGTAGAATGATTTGAGCACATTTAATCGGTTTCCGGAAGGTTGCCCGGCAACGATCCAGTTGATGTTTGCGTTGTAGTCCATACCGATGCAAATGGGTGCGTCGGGGTTCACGTCACGGTCTGCCTGCGAGGTAAAAACGGACGTAGGAATGTCGCCAATTTGTCCAACTACATTGGACTGCCAAAGGGTGTCCAAGTACTCGAAATTAGATGCATCGTACTTATGAGACTCCCTCATCGACGAGTAGAAGCCATCCTTTGCAATGCCGATTTGCTTGCAAAGAATGGAGGTTTGGAAAGTAAGCGGAGTAAGATCACGCTTCATCTGCTTGATGTAGTTTTCTCCAAGGAGTTGCAAGTTCTCGATAGAGGAATACTCCTTGTAGTAAACGGCAACGGAGCGCATTTGATTGAGCTGCTTATCAAGGTGGCGTATCTTCTTGCGGAGATATTCCGGCGGCGTCTGGCCTGCAGCAATAGCCTCCTTGACCTTTTGCTTCAATCGCCAAATCTCATAGACGGTGGCTTCAATCGTCCGGATAAGCTCCACGTCCATCTTCTGCTTGTAGTGCAAGAACCAAGATCCTTTCTTGGACTGTGGCATATCCGAGAGTATCATTATGGAGTGATTGAAGGAGTGCTTGCCAAAGTAGGACTTGATACCGCCATTAGCCGGAAGGGTTTCCTCTTTCAACTTTTCATAATCTATGAACTTGGCCTCGTCGATCAGGAGCCAAGAGAGCGTAAGCGAGTTGGAAGAGCCAGGGCGGTCCTGCGAAATAATGATAGCTCGCGAGCCGTTATAGAAAGATATAACGTGCTCGAAATCGGTAGGCTCAATGATGGCCGTCCCAAAGGACTTGGGCGGCTTCTTGCCTACAACATAGTGGATGTTGGGCAGCAAGCCCCATCGACGCCAAGCGGCGAGAAGGCCCGGAATGGTGTTCGTCAGACCATGCTTGAACGTGGGTACGACGATACCGCCCGTGCTTCCCGGCATGCGTTGCATGTTGCGTAACACGAAGGGAGAGGCGATAGAGTCCGTTTTGCCGGTACGTCGTCCGGCCACAATAACGGTAGTATTGGCACCGATAAGCTGCGTCAGTCGCTGCGGGGTGTTAAAATAGACACGTTTAGTCATGGGGCTGCTCCTCCGTCTTTGAGTTCCACATCTCTTCCTCCAAGTCGGCTTCCTCATAGTCGATGTCCTCGATGTCGATAGTCTCAGCGCCATAGTGCTTGATCATCTGGTCTATCTTCTGCTGCAAGTTCGGAATAGGCTTGATACCGAGAACCGTCGGGTCGTCGGTAGCCGTGAACGGCTGCACAACTATCATTTCATAAGGCACTGCCTGCTCGTCCTCTAAATCTACACGATTGAACTTTGCATAGGAAGCGGCAGCTTTCTCCATCGTCTTTGTGTCCTTACGCGCCTTTGCCATCTGATAAGTCTCCAATATCATCTCATTGAAGCGGTAGCGGTGAAAGTCACGCGAAGCCTGCGAGAGTGTAGGTAACAATGCCTTAATTACTGAAAGGTCTGCATATGCTTGCGTTAAGCCTATGCCAAAACGCGAGCGTACCTCCCCGATAAACACCCTATCTTTCGCGTCCGGGTTCGACATGAACCACGTATATTCCTCCCGTAAACGAAGCAGACGCTGCACGGTCTCGGCAGGGTAACGTTCCATCAGTTCCGCCTCGGCGGTAAAGAGGTCACGCTTGGCTATTTCTACTGTCTGTGGTCTGGCCATTACTCATCGTCCTCCATGTCTAAAAGGTTTTCACGAGCCGATTGTAACGCAAGCGGCGAGCCCACCTTGGCAAGGGTCATCTCTTGCTGGTGGAGCTGTACTTTACTTAATGCTTTCCCATGGCGGTACGCCGTAAATGCCGGATTGGACTCGTCTTGGATGTCCTGCTTAAACTCCTCAATTCGGACACCGAGAATGACGGCTATGTCCGTAGGACGGAGGTAGATAGACGCAAATTGGTCAATTTGCTGTAGTTGTTCTTCGGTGTAGGTCATGCTAAATACTGTTTAAGGTTTATGGTTGATTGGGTTCTTCTGCCGGTGCTTCTGACGGTTCATCGGGAGAAAGCTCCGGCTGTGCTGCTTCCGACAGCCATTCGGATTGATTGTAACGCAAATCGGTATAGATATCGACAGCGATTTGGAACGAAGCGCAGGCGCAGCCCGAAGCGAAGTACTCGGGTATCTCGGAGAAGCGGATGCGCGGATCGAGATACAAGGAGCGTTCCTGAAGCTTGGTCTGCTCCAGGATGAGCACCGACATGTATTGCCGGAACAGTTCCCGCATGGTATCGAAGCAATCAAGACGGGCTGCCATGTTTCCCAGTTGGTGACGCATGGCGAAAAAGACCGTCTTGACTCTTCGAGTGCGGGGAGAGTTGTTAAGCTCGGTGTAACCCTCGGCGGTGTCAGAGACACAGACGAAGGCAGTGGTGGTCTGCATGGAAGCGAGGGCGTCCTCGAAGCCTTGCAGACCGCTCACTTTACAAAGGCGAAACTTCTTGTTCCGGGCAAGGATATTTGTGTCGGTGAGACGCTCGAAAAAAGCAGTTGCGTCCCAGTTGGAAACGGTGGTCATAGCGTTTAGGATTTGGCAGTTTCACGTTTTAGTTCTTCATACTCGCGCGCTTGAGCGTCCAGCTCGACGAGGGCGCGGTGTACATCCATGCGAAGCACTTGTGCTTCTTTCGTGATGTCGCCCTTGGTAAGCGCGCGTATCTGGTTGTTCATCTGCTGCTGCAGGCGCTCTTGCATTGCTTCGGAGGAGGCTTCCTCTGCCGTTACGAAGAAATGTTTGTATCGACGCGCTAACACCTGCTTGGCAGAACCGTACCAATAGAAGACAGAGACGGCTTCCTCGTCGGCGAGGTGTATCGGCTCTTTAGATTGGTACAGGTGCGCAGCCATCTCGGACAGCAGCGCCGTGTCCTTCGTGACGAGATAACCTTGATAGAGGTTTTCGAGTATGAGGAAGGCTTCGAAGGATAAGCCGGAGAGGTCAGCCTCTACCGGCTGAAGCTTTCCGATTGAAGGCAGGCGCACCGGCACGAGCGGCAAACGTTCGAGCCAAGACAGATGGGAGATGGCCTCCGCTATCTGGAGAGACGTAAGGAAGTACGGCTTTCCCTCGTAGTGGCAGAAAATACCGTCATCGGTTTTCTGCACATCGGTTAGCGGTGCCCATCGAATGAGCGCGTACGTCTTCAGCTCTGCAGCAGTGAAGTTCTGTGCAAGCAGATAGTATGCGTAGCGGAGTTGCTTGGGTGTCAACTCCTGCCAGCATGTAGGAAGAATGATGTTAAGGTTGGTCATAGTTTCAAGTTTAGAGGTTAGCGATTACCACCAGTAGCCTCCGGAATCCTTTTGGTTCTCGAAGGATGGACGGCAGAATAGCATAGCTGTGTAGGAATCCTGCCATTCCGGGAACGTTGCAGGACGTGTACGGATGCGCTGGACGGTGGAAAACATCCGCTTGTAATCAAGCGTTTTTCCGGCAAGCATTTCGAGGGTTGTTTGGCGCACGGCATCAATGATGGTGCGCTCCTCGGCGGTTACCTGCTGCAACAGCATGTTGCGTCGTAACCGTGCCATCAACTCCTCGGAAATGAAGTTTTCCGCCAGTTCCTGCTCGATAGTGATAGCACGTAAGCGAAGTGATTTATAGTGCGTCCATTTGTCAGCACTATGACCAGCCAGCATTGCCAGTTCGAGGTTCGGCCAGAGCGTAGCTCCGAAGTACGCTGCCTGAACGGAGGACTGCCAAGAAGGAGTGACGGCAAGCTTGAGCAGAAGGTCGGACGCCAGATCATCGCGGTTCGAGAGAAGCGACTCAATGAGCCGGTTTACTCGATCCGCGCTTGCCGGAACGATGTTCTGATTGGAAACGATGCCGAAGCCGTTCGGTGTGAGAATAAGATCGAGCGATGGGATGGCTCGACGGAGCGCATCAAGTGCGGTGATATGGCAGCAGAGGGCGCGGAGCGCGTCGGTTTCCGGAGCCGCCTCCATACCGCACATGAAATCTTCGCCCAGGAAATTGCGCGTAAGCCATGTTTCCGCTTTGCGAAGATACGGCTCGATTTTCTCATACAAGGAGGACTCTCCTTCGACTGTGGAAAGAGCATTGGGAAGGTAGTTCCGCAGTTGCTCATCGGTTGAAATTAACATAGTTGGTTTAGGTTATAGGTTATTGTTTAGTGGTTTCGGGTTTATCAGTAGTGACTTCTTTGGCATCCTTGTGTTCATCCAAAGTAGTGAGTTGGATGAAGGGGCACGTAGGAAATGCCTTGTCCCAGTGGTTGAAGCGGATGAGGAGCTGATGCGGATAGAAAAGCAGATCATGGTAGGGCTTCTGCAGGGCCTGCGCAATGGTGTACAGTTCCCGCTTATCCGAGCCGGAGTTGTTCGACTGGCTCTTGCCGGGAACTGAACCAACGAGGTTGGAGTGTACGCGCATGGTAAAGCAGATGACGTTAATCGCTTCCTGAATGTCCGTTTCCCAATCGCCGCCTTCCTTGGCGTCGTCGATGCGTTTGATAAGGACATCGTGGTTTTCTTCTCCGTTGGGGTTGACCCCGAAGGAAGAGAACCAGGCTTTACCGGCATTCTCGGCGCCGGTAAGGAAGTCGATTATGCGCTGCTTTTCCTCTTTGACGCGCTCCATCCGCTTCACATTGTCGGTAATGCCTTCAGCGCGGAAGATACGCTCCCAATAGCGTTCGTTGACCTCTATCTGGTACTTGATAGGGGCTGCGTGCTGAAGCTTGGCTTTCTTGGCGGTGGTGATGAGTTGCTTGATATCATACCAGCGCGATTGGAAGATAGCGGCGTAGTACGGTATAGGATAATAGGTATTGCGCGCGGTGGGTATGCGCGTGACAATGGCAAACTTGCGTTTCTTGGTGCCGTTCTTGAGGCGGGTTTGCAGATCCGTCCACGGATTATAGAGATTGAGGAGCGGAATATGCTCTACATCGGAAGGATTGACGAAATGCTCCCAGTTGGCAAAGAGTATTTCTTTGCTTGTGCCATCGGCAGTAGCGGGCGTGAAACGGCAGTTGCAGGCTTCCTTGCGGAGCATGGTGGTGATGCGTGTGCCATCCTTGGAAAGAATGATCAAGGTGACACAGAAGCCGAAGTGTTTGAAATCGAGGCAAGCGCCGAGGAAATAATCCGCCATGTTGTTCTCGAAGAAGAAATCGGTGATTTGCTTCTTGACATCGGCGGTACACTCGCAGGTATCGTACTGGAGACCTTGACCGTAGCACACTTCGGCATTCCACTGCTGGCAGGTGGTCAGCGTTTCGTCGGCTTCAATCTTCTTGAGGACGTTGTAGGGCATGAGGTTGTCCGCTCCCCAAGGAATGTACTGGGTGTGGTCATCCAACTGAAGAGGCAAAATCTCGCCATCCTCTTTGAAGAGTGTGGTGGTGTCGGTAACGAAGACCGCGCGTGCTTTGAGTTGTGGTATATCTACCACGGATGTAAAACCAAAATCCATATCTTGCTAATTTTGCTGCAAAGATATGGATTTATGCGCGGGCGTGAAAAGACACAGTCAGAAACCGGAACAGCAGAGGACTAGGTGGTCTGGTGCAGCGGGGTAATCTTTCCCGTGACGTCCCACATAGTTCAATCAAACATATATCACATATACATTCTCTTTATCTAATTCTGCAGGAGAGGTGTAGAGTTTGACGTCCTCCCTTTTCTTGATGATTTTCTCCATACTTTCTTGTGCATGCTCACAATCGAGAATAACCATAAATTTATAATAATCAGCAATATCTTTGATAGGCTGCTTTTTTTTCTTCCCATCTAACAGATGCTCAATATCTTTCAAGATCCCTTTTTCCTGTGCCGCGCCAAAGGATGTCTCGTTAACGGGAATGTTGCATTTCACTTCCGCAATAATATTCTTGCTCCCCTCATATTTCACATCAAATCCGTTCGCATTAGCATGTTGGTCTTGTACTAATTTCTCAATACCAGCTTTTTCGTTACTCGTAATAAATCCGTCTTGATAGAGTTTTTGCACAAAAGAATCTGTTGCACGCAATGTAATTATATTATTGATGCAACTGAGCAGTTTCTTAAGGTCAATCAATTGATCATTAGAAAGTTTAGAATACAGGTCTTCAATTCCTAATTGCTCAAAGAATTGATTAAACTGGTCTTTCAAGTCTTTTTCTCTATTATATTCCAAGAATTCTTCTTTGAAGGTTTCTATATATTCATTAATAATGGTTAACGGAACAATATCTGCTGCTAAATCCGGGTCATTATGTTCGTCACCTAGATAAGTTTTCAAGAAATCATCATAACGCGGATCCTTTTCCGGATATTTCTCGATGACTTCTGCTGAACTTCCATTATAAGTATAGAAAAGAGTTCCATCTTCACAATATCCATAAGCACAGAGGGTTATTCCTTTCTGTCTATTGAGATCGTCTAAAAACCCATAAGGAGGTTTCCAAGGCGTTTCAATGTAAACACACAGGCATAGTTCCTTATCCGTTTCCTTCTGCACGCTCCATTGTTCTAATTTATGGGAATTGTGACCATGGTTTACAAGATCCAAAACAAATTGTTTGGAACCTTTGATATAGAGGAAATTATAAACCAGATTTGCCATATGACTTAGACCTTGGAAATAGCTGCAAGAATGGTCTGACGCAAAATAGGTGTGGCAAACGAGATGAAGGGAGTATCCTCTGTCGGCTCATATTTCTCTGCCGCATTAGCAAGTCCTACTCTTCCGGCATTTATTAGTTCATCTAGAGAAAGTCCTTTATCCTGGTATTGTGCAGCCAACGAAACTACAAAACGCATATTGGCACGCACGAGTTGTTCTAATGCGGTTTCATCGTTATTATGGACACGATTGATGAGTTCTTTCTCTTCCTGCTTAGACAAAAGAGGTTCATTCCCTATCTCTTGAAGGATATTATCTATATTCATAATTTAATGCCAAATTCGTTTTCTAATTCTTTCCACGAACGATCCATGTGCTTACCGAGGAATTGTTTGTATTGTTCATCCAAATTGCCTACCCAAGTGAAGTTGTCTGCTGGATTGTAGATTGCTTTCATCTTCTCAACATTCTTCGAAGTCCATGTGATAAATACTGAGCAATCTTCCTGCGTGTCCTTTAAGGTATTAAACAACAAGTTGCGCACATATAGCGGGTTGTCGTGAATCGAATCTTCCATGGGAATTTCGGTAATGTTTTCAACCACAATAATAGGTCTTGGAGCTAATGGCGATATCTCAATGGAATCGAGCCATCCTTTAGCGTCTCCTTTGCAGAGTTTAGCGCAATCAATGTGGTAGATAGGTCTGTTTAGATGCTCCTGAAGCGAGACGGTAAAGCACTCTTTCTTCTTCGTCATCTCACGCAGTTTCTTTGTTAAATGTGCCGCTTCAACGACCATTAGATGTCCCCGAAGTCCCATCGCATAAAATAACTCTTCCAATACTTGCTCTTTCACATATGCGTCCATTTCTTTGAAACGGTCCCGAGCAATTGTTGTGTCATTGTCTTGTATCATAACCCTATATGTTTATAATTACAACTCTATATAGAAAGTTTTTCAAAATCTTTAGTGTTTTTCATGTCTTTTTGTAGAGTATAGCGGACTCGAAAGTAAAAAAATCAATGAACTAATACTCCAAACTAATACTTTGCGCTGCAAAATTACTCAAAAAATTTGAATTATACAAATTTTTCGCGCATGAAATGAAAATGAAATGCATTTTGCAAGCGAAAATGAAAAAATGAAACGGAAAAGCAAGGCAAAATAAAAAAAACCTCCCAAGTTTTGAGGCTTGGGAGGGGGCATGTGGGACATCTGTTGTGATAAGTTTGCCGACTTTACTGGTTGGGTTCCCCACTAATCATGCTACAAATTCCGTGCCAATTAGAGGAAAACCTCTAAACCGTTGATGCGGGAGATGCAGACATCGCGGACGGTGCGGATTTCGTTGGAGCGGAGAAACTTGATGGTTCGCGTGCCCTTATAGAAATCGTACTTTAGGGAGATTACATTGGGGTAGTGCACAAGTGATCCGTCGGATTTGAAAACGACCAAATCAACCGGGTCGGGCCGGAGCATCATAGCTTGTGCTGTGGAGATGTGAATAGCGTTCATAAATTTCAATTTATGGAAGGCGACTTCGGCAAGTTGCAAAAGCAAGCTTTCACTTGCGCTTGTGACGCCTTTCATTATTCGGCGATTTTTTGAGCGAATAACTCCGAGAGCGGCACGGAGTGATTTTTCATGATATCTGTTAGCGAAGCATGGAAGGTAGCAAAGACCGCTGCATCCGTAGTGACGATGGCGGACTCGTTACGATTACCACGGGTGAGGTTCTGAGAGGTAATGATAGAGACCGTCTGACCGGTCTCTGACCGTATCAGGATCACCTTCGAGTGGTTATCGGCGAGATAGGTGTGCTCGATGACGCGCGTGAGGAATGGCCAGAGGCGAAGCGTCTTCTGCGTAGCCTTGAAATCAAGGACGAGGTGGATAGCGTCCACCTTCCCTGATTTCTCGATGAAGAACAAGCGCCGGAGGAACTCCTCGGAGATGGAGAAGGAAGTCTGCCAAATGGTAGCCTTCCCGACTTGTTCGAGCACCCACTCAACGACATCGGCCACCTGCAAGGTGTTCGTCAAGTAACACTGGAGCGGACACGATGCAAGCGGCTTGAGATAGTCATCTATGGATGCGTTGCGTTTCACTTCTTAGTTTTCTTGGAAGTGGTTTTCTTTGCAGCGGGTTTCTTTGCAGCCTTCTTTACCGGCGTTGTATCTGCCGGCGCAGCGGGCGTTTCTTCTGCCGGCGTATTGTCTTCCGGGTGTTCCTCTACATGCTCTTCAGCCGTTTCTTTCGGCTGTTCAGGGAGCGGTTCGCCCACCTTGAAGTGGTCGTACTGCTGCCAGTTAGCATGGTACTGCTTATCGAGGTCGATAAGCTCTTTGAGGAACGGATAACGCTCGCTATCGGGGCAGGTGCTGTTCTCGACAGAGAGCAGCTGCAGTTGCGTGTGCAAGCGACGCATCTGCTGCATGATAGAAAGGTTCTGCGCGTAGAGGGCTTGGATTTCTACGGGCAGCGCATCGTGATCCGCGCGCTTACCTTTCTTGAACTCCTCATGCTCGTTTGGCAGGTTATGCTCCTTGGAGATAGCCTCGACTTGCTTGCCCATCTCCGTTACCTGTTCATGCGTGAGTTGCTGGAGATAGAATTGGTATTTCTTCTTCAGCTCATACTCAATGCGCGAAGCATACTGCTTGGGGCGGCGCATGAAGTTCTGGTACATGATACGGTTGTTGGTAAGTTGGAGCACGAGCAAAGCTCCTGCGGCAAGGTCGCGTTCTTCAGGATTGGCGTCCAGCCACTCCTTGACCTTTGGTATAAGTTCTGAATTCTTCATGGTTATAGGTTGTTGTTAATTCCCACGACAAAGAACAGGTTCTTGCCGAGGGGTTCTAATAAACGATACATGGCATTGAGGGTAGAGCCGGTAGTGACAAAATCATCAAAGATGATAAGGTTTGGTTCGGGCGGTAGTGTGCCCAAATCAAACTCTACGGCTACGCGTTGGCGAGAGTGCGCGATGGCGACATCCTCGTAGTAAGGAATTTGCAGTCTCGCTCCGATTTCGGAGGCTATACGGCAAGCAAAATTCTTGGTGAGGTGTCGCCTTTTCGGGGATGGCACAATCGCCCAATGGCCATTGGAAAGGTAATTACCGAGCACCTTTTTAATAACAGGTGTGAGATGATCCGCAAAGTACTTGACCATTTCATCATCGGCTTTGATGTCCGTAAGGGTTCTGCCCTTGATGGACTTCTTCCAGATGGAAAGGACCGGAATAGAAGCGTGGGGCGTCATGGTCATTCGCTCGACAGACAAATCGCACCTTGCTTCGAGTGCTTTATCATCGGGCTTGTGCCACCCGGCGCGTTGCTTCTCGGCGAAGATGTCCTTGACCGGCACAGCAGCATTGCCCGGGCTTGATTGCTCGGACAATGCTTTCACTTCGTCTGCTGAAAATAGGCTCATACTTCGTAAGTGATGTGTGAAATGGTGCCGCCACCGCCATTGTCGATCCACAGATAATAACTCTTCCCGGCTTCAAGGTTTGCCGACAGGGAAACATCTTCCGCGGCGGCGTCAGCCGTTGCCAGCTCGTTCATGTCGCTATCGGCGATATGCAAGCGGCGGGAATTGGAGTTATTGGAGTGGAAGGTAACAGTAAGGAGTGCATCCCATTCCGGTTCAAAGATGATACATCTGCGTACTCCGGCTGTACCTGCGCCGTTGAAATGTGCGCCACCTGTATAAAGGTAATCCTTTCCATCGGACGCTTGCGCCCCGAGGATGGTTAGACCATTATAAGGTATGGCCGGCACCTCATCGGCTGACTGGAGTGAGACTTGCTCCGTGAATGGAGCAAAATCCCAATCAAGGTTCAGGTCGTCAGTCAGAGTCGTCGTCACCTGCCTCAATCGTACCATCTTCGGTTTCGATATCACCTTCATAGAAGGGTGCCGGCACGACGTCGGTTGCTTCGGCGTTGATAGTGGTGGAGGTAGTACCCGTAGCACCTTGACCCAGATCCTGGGCAACAGTGGTTTTGGTGTTCCACATATCCGAACCGATGACACGATACTTGCCTTTCATGTCCTCCACGAGGAAGACGTTGTCGTTGTTGTTGAGGTAAGCGGAAGCCGCTGAAGCCTCCTCACCAACGGCGGGATGAACGGCAGTGAGTTTGTTGAGCTGCGTCTGCGACGGAACTTCGCCTTGTGCCTCGGAAGTTACCTGCGACTTATCCGGAAGGATATCAATGTGCTTCCACGTAGCATTGGCTACGAGCACGAAAGAACCTTGATAAACAGCGGCAGTAGGACGCCCTTGAGCATCCTTGGGAAGCGTAGGCCACTGTGCGATGAGCGACTTGGCGATATAGTACAGACGACGCTTAATGCCGGGCAGTTCCGGCGTGCCCTGACACCAAGAGAGGGACTTTTGCAATGCTGAACAGTTGTTAGTAGGCATATCTGTAAGATTTAGAGTTTAACGTGTTAGGGATTGGAACGGGCATACTTGGTTCACGTAGTGAGCGGAACCCCTGCAAAGCCCGCCGCACTTTGCCCCGGAGTACCTTGCGGTACTGCGGGACTATGTGCGAACACCCAAGAGAGATTAGTCTGCCAACTCAATGACTTTCATCCGGCGCTTGTCGATAGACTCGAACTGCACTCCGAAGAACATCGTGGCGATGTAGGAGAGGATGAACGGTTCGTACTCCTTGACGAGGACGTCTTCGGCATCCGACATCTGGTCGTAACCGACCAACATGTTTGCCTTCGGGCAAATGTGGATGAACTTCGAATCAGCCTTGTTGTAGAGCGGGATGATGTGGAGACGGTTGTTGGAGCCCTCGACTGTGAGCTGGTCGAACTTGTCGTTGTACACGAGTCCTGCGTGCGAAGCTTGGTAGGAATCATTGTACTTGTCGGCGAAGTCCTGCGAGCAGAACATGTAGAGGTCTTGAGCGCGCAAGCGCGGGTCAAGCGAATACAGAATCTCCTTGGCGATGTCGCAAGCGTTATCGCTTGTGATAGCCTCGGTGAGCTTCATGTAGTTGCCCTCTGCGGCTGCGATGTGACCTGCGGTAATCTCCTTCTGCGTAATGGTGTCGAAACCATCGAACAGATCGAGAGAGGTGTCACCATTGGGGTTACGAACACCTTTCCAAATAGCATCGTTCAGGTGCTCGGAAAGGGAAAGGGCAATGAGACGAAGCACATGGAGCGCGGTAGGCGCTTTCATCTGTCCGTCGCCCTTGGATGCAGCCATCTGACCGAGGACGGTAGAGATAGCCGAGTTAGGCTCGAACTTGGCAACGACCGAACCCATGAAGGTTTCCAAGGTACGGAAGTTGAGGTTAAGGTTGAAATCCGTGGAGCGCGAAGGCTTGTACGGACCGAATTGTGCCGTTCCGTTCACGGCTGCTACAGACTCTTTGTAGCGGATGCCCGGACGGGCAGTCATGAACTTGAGCGTGTCCTTGATACCGATAATGGGCAACATCAACAGCTCGGGACGGTACTTGTGAGCAGCCTCCTGATAGGCTGCCAAATCAAATTGAAGTTTTCCTGGCATAGTTAAGATTTGATTTAGGTTAGAGACTTGATTGGCTTAGACCAGATCGTAGAGCTTCTGCGCAGCGTTCACGCGCTCGATGAACGAATCCATGGGCGAATCGCCTTTGCTACCGCCATCGTTTACCGGATGGGTGGTAGAATCGCCGGGCTGCTTGTTGAGTTCTTCGATTTGCGCCTTGAGTGACGCGATTTCCTGATCCTTTGCTTGGATGGAAGCTTCAGCAGCCGTGAGCTTGGTTTTGTTCTCGGAAGCCTCTTTGAGTGCTCCCTCGATGGTGTCCAGTTGGGACTCATCGGCTGCAAACTTACCATCGGAAAGAGTGATTGCTGCCTCTGCCATCAGCAGAAGAGCAGCCAAGAAGGGGAATTTCTTCATAGTTATGGTTTGTTTGGGTTGGTTAACTGGTTCGGGTTCTGCCACGGCTTGCGCCTGTGCGGGTTCTTCTTGGATTGCTTTCTTGGAAGGCTTGAAGAACTCCGTTAAGGCGGCAATGAACTTCTGGAACTGCGATGATGCCTGTACGGGCACGTTCGGGATGGGCATACCGACAGCAGCCATAGCGGAAGCTACAGCATCGGTGAGGACCGGCGCCTCGTCCTCCTCATCCGCAGTGACAGTGTCCACAAATCCCCATGTTTTGGCTTCTTCGGCGTTGAGCCATCCACCGACTTTCATCAGCTCCAGCAACTCGGCTTGTGTTTTGCCACAGCGTTTGGCGTAGAGAGAGGCGACATTCGCATCAATCTTCTCCAAATCGGTTTTGAGTTGGGAGAAATCCTTGATCTGTTCGGCGAGTTGATCGGCATTGAGGGAAGCCCATTGGAAGAACTCGGTGGAGCATTTGTGAACTAAGTACATAGCAGAACCATCCATGGTAATCTCTTTGGCACCCATGGAGGCAATAGTGGCGGCAGACGCGTTCATCCCGACGAAATGCACATGCACATCGCCGTGATTACGGAAAGCGGAAGCGATAGTAAGAGCGGTGGCGACAGAACCACCTAACGAATCAATGAGAACATCCACACGTTTGCCTTTGTTGGCATCGAGGACGTTCTGCACATGGCGGCTGTCGAAGTCATAACCTCCGACGAAGCCGCGCAAGTGGAGATGGTAGTTTTTCATAGCACGGTTTAGGTTTGTGCTGCAAAATTACTACCATTCGCGCATATGCGAAAAGACCTATATTACTGCGCGTAGGTGCATGGTATCAAGCCTTTTGGCGCCTTGTAAGTGACGGTATAGGTAATCGTGGACGATTCGCCATCCGGCAGACCAAGACCCTGTGAGGACTCAATATAGGGGAACGGTGCTTCATGCGTGCCGATGAGAAAACGACGAGAGTTCACATCGGTTACAAGGAAAGCCAAAGGCACATGCTCAGGCAGTTCAAGCAGAGACTGAAACGATAGCTCAACGGTATCATTCCCGGCGCCATTGGCATTAGAGCGCGTACACGTGCATGTTGCCTCCCCGGTGAAGGGAATATCGACTGAAGGAGAAATGAGCGTTAAGGGAGTGCCGGAAATGGCCAGCAGTCCTAAATCGGAGGGGAGTTGTTGCGCATTGATATAGGCAATGGCTTTAATACCCGGAAGAGAAAAACGGTTATTCATAGCAAGGTGGAATAAACTGGAATAGAGTGGAACAAAATGGAAGGATTATCAAAAAACGTCCCGAAACTTTTAGTGAAAAAATCATTTTTTCTTCACTTTCGGAGTTTTTCTATAGACATCACGCCTGCGCTGATAGATTTTGAGGAGCGTATTGAAGTTGGTGTCATCATACTCAATACAGTGATCCTCCATCCACGCGGTGACCAACAGATCAATGCGTGCCTGGGGTGTTTTGCGTCTGGCTTCATGGATATCCTCAAACAGCTCTGACTTGAAGCGGTAGCGAATTGTTTCCGCAAGATGATCCAATCCGGATTGCGGAACATAGTTGTAGTACTCAACCGGCTTACCGGTGAAAGAAGGGATGACGATAGCAATAGTGGCATCCTCCGGCACCTTTGCCGGAACTGCGTCCGGTTGTTTGGCGAGGTGCATATTGATCACATCAGACTCCTGTGAGTTACGAACAGGAACAACAGGCGTCGGGAAACGATAAATCTCACGGGGACAAGTAGCATTGTCCCGGTTGTGAATTTGGTTGCACTCGTTAGCATACCATTGCGCCAGATACGGCGGAAGCGAGAGATAAATAAGGAACTCGTTCATAAAATAGTTAGGGTTTAGGTTCAAAAACGAGTGCAAAGTTACTAAAAACGTGTGACATACACAAGTCGGAAGCCCTTATAGTCTAAACAAATGTCATTCCGTCTAAAAAAAGTGCATATTTGATCTGAAAGGCATAAAAAAAGAGGCGCCGACCTTCACAGGCAGGCGTCCTCCGGCAAAACTTTCGACATTATGAAAAATAAAACATGTAAAATCATCATCCTCTTTCGAAGACGATACAAAAGTACTGCTTTACGAGGACATGGGAAAAGACCTCCGGTCGGGGAAGGCACCGGAGGTCGTCCAAAAGGAAAGCGGGTTGCCCCGCTTTGCCTTAGTTCCGGAAGATGTGCCCATCGACCTCGGTGTAATCGCCACCCGTATCGAGACTGCGCCACACTGCCGAATAATCAATGCAGCATTGCAGCCACTGCGGCAAGTTCTTAAAGTAGCCGCACTCCTCGCAAAGGTTTTCGGCGAAATCTTCGGGGCTATTGTATTTGCCCTCGTAGCGCTCCTCGAAATCTTCGAGCGTGCCCTCATCCCAATAGCCGAGGTATGCCTCGTAAGCCTCGCGCCTTTCCTCGCTAAGGGCGGCATATTCTTTGATTTTATCGAACGTGCTTTCGCCCATGCAGCCCTCGCAATACCATTGTTCGGGGTAATGCTCGTAATCTTGGAACATGAGTTCCGGCTCGGCTTCGTTAGCGTGCAAGCGGTTGCAAAACTCAATAAAATCGTGGTAGTTCTCAAAGGTGGACAAATCAATCCACATGCCGTACAAACTGCCGTTGTTGTACTTGGCATAGGTGCCACAATAGACTGCCGGATTGCTGTTCTCATAGTGTGCAGCGTGTTCGCGGATTTCGTTCTTCGTTAATGGTTCTCTGTAGTTCATAATGCAAAAAATTTAGATTGTTAGTAAATGCTATTTAGTGCCACACTTGGCTCGTGTACTCAAAATCTTCGTATTCCTCGTAAATATCTCCGAAATCGCTTTCTTCATTTGCGGTAATGCTGGAGCGGTGAGCAACCTTTACAAAACTTTGATTGTTGTTTGAGCGGCTTTCGAAATCGATACCAAATGAAATAGTTAGCTGTGCCATGATTGTATGTGTTTTAGAATTTAACATTTGCGTATAAAGCAGTTAGCGTTTGATATAACCTTTACGGTGCTTTACAAGTGTTCCGTGGGAGTGTTTGCAAGGTTTTCGTAACAAAATACTACCATCGGCGCAAGAAGTGACCAAAAGGAGGTCTTGCGCCGGAATAATGTGTGGAGATTTTTTTAGTGACAATCGGAACGGCGAAACGTGCTCCGACCTTTCAAATCAACGTAGCGGTAACTAACTTTGCACCGGAAAGGATTGTATCAGATAAACGCGGATCTGCTGCGGACAAATGTATTCGTATAGAAACATATACTTGGCATAGCAGACAATTGCGGTATCGAGGGCGAAAAACCAAGCCCTCAAATGACAAGCATAAAGAAAAAGAAAAAACATGGGGAGGGAGAAGGCTGCCATCACGATTGGGTGGTAGCAATGCCCGTACTGATGTGTAGTAGTTGTGCCGGTAGCAGGCAGGAGGGAAAATTGCGAGTCAGAACTGAACACTTGGAGGTCTGCCGCCATTTTCGCGCCGGTATTAGCATAAATGATAATCTATGCCAATACGCCTTCTACAGGAACAGTGTTCACATATCGGGCATGCAAAGAAGGAGCGGAGACGGAACAGCCGGGCGGCGGCGAAGCATGTTGAGGATAGCAGAACTGAACACTTGGAGGTCTGCCCGAAAACACGCTGACCCAAAGCCCAGCCGTGGAGGTGTAGCGACTGTGCGTGGGAGAGTGATAGCAGCCTGTGCTGCAGCAGGCATGGGAGGAGAGCGCTCGTATTGCAAGAGGCGTACAGTTGCGCCGGTACTGGGTAGGTTAAGAATTGCGGTCAGAACTGAACACTTGGAAGTCTGCCGCCATTCTCAACCGGTTTCGTGTCTGGTCGCCCAGTAAACGAAAACCCAACTACTGGGGCAAAGGCCTGCATAATGGGCGCGGAAGAGGGAGAGAAGGATGAAACAGCAAAGCGGAGGGAGTGACCAAGGCGAACGGTCAGAACTGAACACTTGGAGGTCTGACCGCGAGACTTAACGACCAAAACCTTGCCGTGGAGAACGAACGACCGGAGGGAGGGAAGCCTGCAGCAGCTTTATGGGGTGGTCAAGCCGGACGCTCGCAGGGTGTAGATGTCAGCCGGTACAGCAAAGGGCTGTAGTCACCCACCGGAGGTAATTGCAGCCACCGGCAGGTAGAGTGAAGGACGCAGCTGTTTAGTCCAGTGCGAACAAACGTGACAGAAAGAGGTAGACCGTAGGTAAGTATAAAAGAAAAACCGCCGACTTTCACGAGTCAGCAGTCCTTTCAAAATTTATGCTTTGTACAAGAATGTATCATCATTTGTTATAGAAAAATCCCAATTGAATTCACGAACAAAGATAAAATCAGTCAGAGCAAAATTCATGTGTTCAAAAAGTGAGTGGAAAGGTTCAATGAGTTGTAAATCCTTTGTGAGCAGAGGGTCAAAATGCTCATTCCAGTTAGTGATTCCATCTACCATTCCGATAAAAGAGTCAAAAGATTCACAATTACCCTTATTAAATACTAAATACGCAGCTCCATGGGTCTCATAATATCGATTTCCGGAATTACTGAGTGCTTCCCATAAATCTTCACGGTGATCCGCTTGATATGGATGTGTTTTGGGATAGTTGTAATCGAGAAAGCACTTTGCTTCTAATTGGATGTTCGGTTGTATGGCAGAGACTTGTTGATACAAACTTAGTGCTCTGTCGTACATCACTTTCAAAGCATCTCGTAAAGCGTCATTGAAAGCGATTATGTCAGGAAGCAATTCTTTCTGATGAGACATAGCTTGCGCATTCAGCATTTCCTTGCGCACCTCCAGCAAGCCTTTCGCTCGCCAGTAGTCGCCTTGATTGTTGTATTGACAGATTGCCCGTTCAATCAACTGTAGATTGTAGTCATCATAGTGTATCATATTTATCGACTTTTATAAGTTAGTACCTCTTTGCAGAAAAGTTCTACCATTTCATCTGTGCCCAGGGCGTCTACCATTTTATCCCTATAGCCTCGTTCGGACTTGCCTATGCCGGTACGCATAAACTTGATGTATCGTCGGAAGGCAGAGCGGATAGGTTCTTGATATCCGGGAACAAGCGGAAGTGAGTTCATGTAGTCCATAACGTGCTTTTTCAAGTCGAAGCCACGTTCGAGCGCAAAGCGGAGGTCGTTGATTTTAAGAGCTGTTTCCTCGGGATCTTCAAAATCAGTTTCCCATAAGTCCAATTCAAAATAAAACTTGTCGCTTGGACGAAAAAAATGCGTATTACCTTCCGGCAAGTATGGGTCCATAGCTACACAAAGTGATTCCATAATGTAGTAATTTAGCAGTTAATAAAGTTACAGCGTGACTCGCTTTTCGAATCACGCTGCAAAATTACTACTTTGATATTTCACAAAATGAAAGAGCGGAAAATTATTTTACATTTCCGTCAATTCTCATTGCAGTATCTCCGGAGTATGTAATGGAAGCATTGCCGGCACGGACAACCTTTTTTCCGTTATATTGTAGTCTGGTGCGACCAATCTGGACTATATTGGTGCTCATATAGGTAATACCTATTGTGCCAATCCTTACCAATAATAGGCCGTTGTATTGGAGATAGTTTCGCCCGATCCTATTCACGCGGTCACCAACATATCCGACTTCGGTATTGCCGACGCGGATAATCTTATTGCCCGCTAGCATCTGTTGTGAGCTGCCTGCCGGGTTCACATTAAAACTATAACGCGGTGCGGTGATTTCAAACTCGTTGCCTTTCTCGTCATAGATAACAAAGGTAATACCAGGAGATGATGGGTCTAATGAAGCCATGCACTTCAACCATGGCTCCTCATACCAAATAAGTTTACTTACTGCCATAATAATTTTATTAGAAGATTTTTGAATAAAGCTTCTCATCTTGAACGAAAGTACGGTAGTGGTCCATAACACCATTATATATCTCTTCGTATGACATTCGTGCACTTGGATGATAACTACATAATATAATAGACTTTGATGGATAGTGCAGGCGGATGCTATTATGCTTCTCAGGGTGTATCCGTATAAGTTCTGTATTTGGATAACGTGTCAGTATATAAGCCTGCACGAAGTCATATATCTTTTCATTAGTACAAACATAGATATGAGGTTCCAAAATATCAAATTCCTTATACAACAACTCCTTATAATCATTTAAGTATTTTTCTAGAGTCTTATCGCTGATACTCGGCTTACCACCTTGTTTCTTGCACTCAATAAGTGCAAAAGGCGTATCCTGAAAAGTATCCTTAATTTCTTTAAGGTTACTATGAATTTCGGATGCTGGGCAAGGGTTCGTAGGCGTGCAATTGGTTATACCCCATAGGATATTAGCAATATTGCGTAAAAATTTACGCTTCAAGTCCCAACTATTTTGCTTCACCTTTAACTTTTCTGGAGTGTTGTCTGCAGGTGTCTCTACTAGCCAATTACGAGTATCATCAGCCCATATACTACCTTTTTGGTTTTCGTCCTTTATTAAGAAAGCAACACGTTTCTTGTCCTGCTCCCATTTCATTTCAGTTGTGGCTTCGTCTTCAGCATGTGTACTACCTTTTTCACGCTTGCGCACTATTCCATCGCAAACAAGGCAATAATGACCATCCCCGTCTTTAGGTTCATGACCAATTTCTTCAGTCCGTTCATACCATTCTTTGAATAATCCGAATATATTACCGGCTTCAATATCGATTATATCACCGAGCAAAGCATTTCTTTTAGGTGTTTCCATATACCAATTATTTTAAAAGTCACCAAACAAATTTAATTGACGACAGGCGTTCCATTCTTCGATCCGCTCCTGCCTTTCAGCTTCGTTCGCTTCCCACCAACGGGCATAGAATTGGTTATAATACCAATAACCTTTGCGGAGGTCTGTATCAATCTTATCCAAGGCGCGACGAACCGATAGCAAGTCCTTGCTAAATGAGCGTAGCTCTTTTTCGGTCGGATCACTCGTCTGGTAGCGTTCCATTCGTTGCAAAATATCTGCAACTTTGTTTTCGATAGTTGCTTCCAT